GGTTTATAACTTTTATTAAATAAATAGGATAAGTGTTGTCAAAAACAACACTAGAGCTACCATGAATAAAAGAAACAGAAGAAGCTGAATCTGCTGTTTGTTCTTTTATCAAAGTCATTTTACCTTGAGTTAATTGTCCAGCACTTGTTATAGCTGATATAGAATTATTATTATGTTTTACTAAACCAAAAGTCATTAGGTTACTCCATATAATTTAATTGTTCCTGAATCTATGTTGCCACTTGAAAATTTAAATCTAACTCTAGTTAAAGCTGCCGTTGTGTTAATATAACCAGCAGTATATTCATCAGATATTTGGTCGTTTGCAGATGCTCTAACTCCTCTTGCTATAAAGTGTTTTACAAAAACCGAACTTGAAGGATTAAAAATTTGTAAAGTTCCAGAGCATTGTTGATCTGCATCATTACCTTGATAAAAAATTAAATCTTGAAATGAAGTTCCTTGTGCTTGGTCATAACTTCCATCATAACTCAAACTTGAACTTGAACCACTTTCTGAATGAAAAGCATAAAAAGTTGTAGATGTAATAGTTTGATTATAGTTTGTATTTGTTCCTGTATCAGTTTGAAATTGAAATTTTGCACCATCAGTAGCTGGGTGTATATTTATAAACTTAAACACATATTCTTTATAAGTAGAGTCTATTCCACTTGTAAATTCTATTGAAGCTGAACTTGATGCAGTTTGAGTAGATATTAAGTTAAGACCCCCACCTGATACTGCGGCTGGAAGTGCTGTTACTGCTGAAAGGGAATTGTTTTTAGCAAAGAGTAGAGCCATTTATGTAATTCCATATAAAGTAAATACTCCACTAAATGTTCCACTAGCTGGAATAATTTTAAAATTATTTATAGCCGCAGATTGATCTAATGCATAGGTATGATCTTGTACTACGAGTTTATTGTTTTCATCAAAATGACAACCAAATGTTTTAATAAATTTACCTTTTCCTGTTCCTGATGGATCAAAAATAGTCACCTTACTCATTCCACCCTCATTGTTATTAGTTCCTACTCCATATCCTGTTCCAAATATTCTTGCTCTATCATCTCCTGTTCCGTGTCCTGATGCTATTGAATTTGAACTTGTATCATCTCTACTATATTTTTTAACATATTTATAATTACTGCCTGTTTCATAAGAACTCCCATTATCAGTAGATGTTTGTATTCCTAGATTTCCACCATCACTTGATAAATCAACAGCAGTACAATGAAGTTCATAGACTTTGTATGTGCTTGTCACATAGGTGCTATCAAAAGTTACTGTAGATGCTCCTGATGCTGTTTGTGATAATAGCTTAACCATACCACCACCATCAGCAAAAGTCATTGTACCAACCCCTGTTGTTCCTGAACCTGATACTGAATCTACTTTTAAAAATTTACCAGCAGTTACATTTCCAGATGGAAATTTAAGTGTGTAGCTTTGATTAGCAGAATGTGGCGGACTTTGTAATTTAATACCATGTGAGTTCTGTTCACAATTTAATTGCAAAGCACCAGCAGTTGTACTATCTCCTTTAATCTGCAACCCAGCCGCAGATGATGTGGTTACAAAATTAGTTTTAGCATTTGTTACTGTAGAATCGGACGGAGTGCCAATATTCAAAACTGAACCAAGTAGCATGACGAAGTCAATGACATCTCCTGTTGCCAGATTAGATGCAAAAGTTATTGTTGAACCTGATACTGTAAATGATGAGTTGGGTTTTTGTAATATACCATTCAAAGATACTAACATGTGATTAGCTGATTCTGGCACTACATTAGTTGATGATACTTGTAAAGTGTATGCCGCTTGTCCATTGACTACACTAATTGCATCACAAACTTGAAAATTTCCTACTGTTGGTTCTTTTCCTATATATGCCATAAATTATCCTTTTGGGTATTTGTCCTTAACAGCTTTTATTTTTTTTTTCCAACCATCTATTCCATTATGATAAATTTCGTCTAACTGATCTTCTATTAATGGATATTCTGCTTTTCTATTTCTTTTATATTCTTCAGCATCATATTCAGCTTGTACTTCGATTAATTTAGATTCTATTTCAGATTTAGAAATAGGTGTTGTGTCATCTGTCCAAGTAATTTTATTAGTATCATTATCTATAATTTGAAAACGAGCATCAGGATTTATTTTTAAAATAGCTAGATGGATTAAATTATGAATCATGCACCTATCTCCATTAATGTCAAAAATGATGTTACCGCAACATCTGTTGATGTGTTATTTATAAACAATGTAAAAGTAGAACCTGATAAAACCTCGTATCCGACTTTATAAGTAGTTGAACTTGTTGTATTTGGTGAATCTAAAATAGTAGCAGAAGTTGTGCTTAACCAATAATTATTTGTGTTTGCCATACTACCTAATGGAAATGTTGCGGTTGATGATGATGATGCAGTAGAAACTCCAATATCTGTTGATCCTCTTACAATATAGCCTTTCCATTGTTCACTTGAAGCATTATTAAAATGAACTTGTGCGGTAACTAAAACTTTACTTGATGTTGCTGATGGTGTTATAGAGGCACTCAATCCTGTTACATCATATCTTGTTCCGCCATTTCCTGTTTGCGATATAACAGAATCACTTGACCCTTGAACAACTTGCAAAATTTTTCCAGCATCAATATTAGTTAAGTTGCTTCCGTTCAAAGCTGGGAAAGTTCCTGATGTAATTTTTGTTGCTGGTAAATCAGGAATATCTGTTGCTGTTAATGGTATTGAAGTTGGAGTTGCACCGATATAAGGCATTTGATTTCCTATGTTATTTCTAAAACCGATAATGAGCCTGAAAGTTTATCTGCAACAGAACAATCTATTCTAAGTGCATCTCCAGCTTCCATAACAACTTTACCGCCTGTTAAAAGTTCTAATGTTGAGCCATTTGGTATACTAACATCTTTTACTAAAAAGGAAGTTCCATTTGTTACGTTATTTGCACCACCTCTATTTGCTGTTGTAGATACTAACTCAACTTCTGTTGTAACAGATGTTGTATGGATATTAGTAAGCATCAAACCAATAATTACTGTAGTAGTTGATGAAGCTGTTGTGTATATAACGTAAGGTGTTCCAGCAGAATTAGGCTCTGCTGCGAAATTAATTTGTTTAAAAGTATTTGCCATTTAATCTCCTATCCTAATGCCAAAGCTAATGGTAAAGCATTTGGATCAGTTTCTGTTATTGTTCCTGTAGTTGACATACTGCTAGTAATCGCATTTGAAGATATATCTATTTCAAATAATTCTACATTATCAGTACCATCATTTATTTTAACTTTCAATTTTCCTGATGTTCCATTATCCACCCAAATAGTTCCTGTTGCTACTGATCCTGGAGCTGAACTACCTATATGTGCAGTATTTAAAGCACTTAAAATAGAATTGAGTTCAGATCTAAAAGTTCCGAATGCTTGGTTTGCTAAGGTTACATCTGTTACTTGTGACATAAGTTTTTATACTCCTTTTTGATTAATTTTTCAAGCCCACACCTCTAGCACTAAAATCAAAAGTTTTGTTAATAATACTATTACTACTATTTTTAAATACAATGTCAAAGCCTGTTTTTGATTTATTGCTTATGACAAAGAAATCTCCAGAAGCAAGGTCCTGTCCTGTTACAGTAATATTTGGTATCTGGAAAAAACCATTTGTAAAAGTTACTGATTTTGTACTTGTACCAGAAGCTACATCATCTCCTGTTTCTGTTCTTTTTTCTAAAACTAGTCTAGCTTTCAATCCTGTAATAAAAGGTCTAGCATTATTATTAGCAGAAGATAATACAGTTCTAAATTTAAAAAATCTACCTTTAAAAGTTCCTTGTTGAGCTACTGTCGTAAAAGTAGATATATTTGATAATGCTGTGTCGTCTGCACCTATTTGTATTATTGCATTATTATTTGTTGGAGCATTACCATCGAATGGAGCTTTTGCAGAATCAAAGAGAGAAGCACCTCGACCTGAATCGAATAAGTCATATGGGTCATCAGATTCCATAGTCAACTCTACTTGGAAAGTTGCATCATAAATAGCATCTAAAGAAAAACTATTTGCAAAAACATAATTTCCAGAGCTAGTTATATTATTTGCTAAACCGCCTGTATCAAAGAAAAAACCACTACTGTCTGCATCGTCAAAATTTCCAGACCTCGCATCAAAGAGTGTTATCGTATCTAAAGTTACTGCTGGATTATTATTTTTATCTTCACCTTTAAAAGTATTTGTAAAAGTTCCAGAAAATGCTGTTTCCTCTTGTATCGATGAAATATCTTCAAATGCCTGTAAAGCAATAACACTTGAAGTTATAAGGGCTGGATTTGCTGATTCATTGCCAAGTTTATCGACAGCTTTTATATACAAATTAAATGGTGGTTTTAGTGCATTTACAATTACACTATTAGATTTTCTTCTAGGAACTTGAACTAATGGAGATGTATTAAACCAAGCTGTAGTACCTGATCCCATAGAATATCTGATCTCATAAAACTCAATATCTAAATCATCTACCGCAGTCCAATTTAAAGACATTTGATTTGAACCTACCATTGAAATATTAAAATCTGAAACATCTGACGGAGTGTCTGTTGCACCAATTACGGTACGAGTTGAAGAAATAAATGTTGACCTAACGTTTAAAGCATTTTTTGCACGAACTCTAACTTGATACGTAGCACCATCAATTACATTTAGGACCTGATAATCTAAAGTTTTTCCCTCACCAACTAATTTATAATCTTGTGTTACAGCATTACCATCTTTATCTAAAGTTTGTTTTATTTGTA